ACGGTTCTGGACCGTAGAGCTGGTCGAATCGCCCCCCATTCGGGTTGCCCGGATATAGCGCGGTAGGCCGCCAGATACCGGCAAACGCAGATAGTATGAAAACTGCGTGCGGCTCATGGTTTTGCCATTGATCAAAATGTCTTCGCACATCTGAAACCAAGCGCCGCTGCCCAGCTTGGCCTCCAGGCGAAAAATCGCGGAAGAGCCGCCCGTATCGCCGTTCTGCGTGTTCTGCGAGTACAGCTGCGGAACGCCGACAGTCACCCGGACTGCATCGGCATCGGTGTCAGTGATGGCGCGCTCAATGGGAATCCATCCTCTAAGCTCGACCCCAACGGACTGCTCGGCCTCAAGTCCGGTGATCGGCATATAGCTCTGCCACTGGGTACCGGTGCGCGTATCGATGCTGACGCTGGTAAAGTTGTAGCTGCCGTCGGGGTTCTGCAGCGGCACATCGTCGAAGAAGATCCCCTGATGGCCGCCGACGACGCCTTCTATCTCCCCTTCGCAGATTGCATGCAGCACCCGCACATGCTGACGCGAACGCAGGCTATCCGGAGCCTCTACGGCGGCGCGTGCGGAACCACCGCTGCTTCCGCCGCCCTTCCCGCCGCCCTTTCTACCGACAATTACTTCACTCATACCGGTAGAGCCTCCGACCAGGTACCGACGGTAATGACGCTGGAACCGACCAGCATCTGGCCGTAAACCACAGGCACAGGAAGGCCTTGCTGCGTCGAGTTGAACGCACCATTGAATAGGTAGCTGGGCTTGTTTTCAGTGACTGCTTGTTCTTGCTGGTCGGGCGATTTTGGTACCGGGGTGAGCATTTGAATCACGCCGCCAGCGGTCAGAGCGATACCCGTGCCAAGTAATGCTGAAGAAGCTGCAAGCGCGGCGGGAGTCGAACCCGGTACAAAAAAGGACGCTACTATCAGCACAACTCCAACAACAGTCTGAAGGATGCCGCCGCTCTTGCTTCCTGCAATGACTGGCACGATACGGATTTCAGTTGTCCCGCTCAGGGTGAATCCATCCTGATTGATATTCTCGCGATTGCGGAATATCGCGAAGCGCAGACCCAGCCGTGCAGAATCACGAATGAAATCTTCGAAGCCTGGAACTGTATGCTTCAGAGCGCTGAACGCCTCGTTGGTCGTTCCAGTTTCAAGCTGACGGAAATGTTCGCGGCCAAAGGCCTTGGCCAGGCTGCCGGACAGCAAAATCAGGGTCATGGCTTTGTTGTGGGCAGTGCTCATACTTTTCTCCGGTCCAAAAAAAACCGCCCGAAGGCGGTATGTCTTTTTAGTCACTCAAATGCACTTTTTTACTGCGTTCGAGACTTCTCCTCTCCCCGCTTGAATCCAGGCGATGCGCTGGAAGTGACTGACCGTTGCGCCTGTTGGGGTTTTTTCGATTTCAAGAAGCTCGTCAGTTTGGCCGATTCCTGGATTCGCCATTACCAGACGATAACCGGTTTCTGTTTCGGTCATCGTCGACCCAGCGTTCAAGTCCTGCCATTTAGGGAAGACACAAAGGCCATATTGCTTAGGTGATTTTTTGGTAGCTGACGTGAACACTGGCGCATCTGATTTCAAATCAGAAGGGGTTGTGCACCCCGCCAGCGCGATCAGCGCCAGGGCCGTGAGAATCTTCCGCATTTGTGAGCCTCCATATGTTTTGGAGACTCTAACAGGCGGGATGCGCACAAATACAGGGCCTATGTGCGTGACATCCCCGGGAATGGTGTGAGCAGCGGCTTCGCGCCGTCAAATCGATTCGAGCAGTCCTTGATGGTGCGCCGGTCCTCGTCAGGAGCCTTCGCTCCCTTATAGCGCATGATATGCGTCGTGCATTCACGGTAGGCGCGTCCGTAGACCTCGCGGCAACTCAGTCGGCCATAGAGGTGGTGCAGCAGCACATCGCCTTCCAGCCAGATCGCGCCGTGGCACGGTGTTGGGCTACCGATGGCCATGACGATCAGGTCGCCTTGCTCTGGCGTATCGACTGGGACGAAGCCGGTCATGGCGAAGTTATCGACGTACAGGTTCTCGCCGTTGTGCCACCAGTCGTCCTTGCGGTGGAAGTCCGGCAGGGTGATGCCAAGCACTTGGCGGTAGTAGTCGCGGACCAGGGTATAGCAGTCGATGACGCCATGGACGAACACGCGACCTTCCAGCGGCATTTCGCCAGCGGCCGGCATTTCATGCCAGGTCGCAGCGCCATCCTTCAGGCCAACGATCCACCACGCCATGCGGCTGACCGCGTGACTGGCGATATCGTGCAGGCTGGGCTCTGGACCAGCGTCCGGGTGGGAGTGCACGACGGCAATGATGTCGCCCAGGTCTTCGGTGGCGGCGTAGTCCTCTGGATGGAGGATGAAGTGATCCGGCTCTTCCGACTGATTGCGGCACGGCACATAGGACGGCTTGCCGCGCACGCTGACGACCAGGCCGACCGACTCGCGAGGATACTCCGCACGGGCATGCACTTCGGCCTCAGCCCGGCACTTATTGAATACTTCGCTCATGGTCAAAACCTCGGTACGCGGGCACTGCCCGGGAAGCCGCCGAAAGGAAGCTCGCCATTTGCGCCAAAACGTTTCTTGCAGCCCCTCATGGTCAGACTGCATTGGTCCTTGGCGGGATCGCTGGTTGGATTGTCGGCATAGTCCGCCACCGGCCCGCCGGCGTAACCGCACTCGCCTTTTCGGTACTCCCACAGGCAGGTGCCTGCCACCACCTGACGACGTGGGAGCTTGACACCCTGCAGGTCGAGCGGTGAGCCAAGCTCGAACTCGATCGCGGCCGGCGTCTCGTTGACCTTGCGCGTGATGATCCAGGTTTCGACCGGGTACTCTTCGGCTGGGCTGGCAGTGGGGTTGCCGGCGGAGAAGTTAACCGCATCAAGGTACTTGACCAGCGTGCGGCGGCGCTTCAGCTTGACCGCGAGCAGGTCTTCATACGCCCGGCACAACGCTGAAATGTTCCCGCCGAAATTGCCGACCTGAAGCTTTGGTCTGGCCGGTGATCCCTGGCTGGGCGTGGCGAACTCAGCAGCATTGATTGGCCAAGGGGTGTACGTGTTGCCCTGCCATACGACGGAGCCCAACAGTTCGTTGGTTCCGGCGTGAAAGCGGATCGTTTGGCCGGGCAGCACCAACTCAAAGCCTTCCCATATCGTCAGGCCCTTCGCGAGCGAGAGCTGACCTTGAAGTTCGCTCATTCGAACACCTCATCAAAAGTCATGGATAGGCCGTCAACGCCCTTGGCGATGTTGGTACGGACCCACTCACGACAGACATACTTCCCCGTCGATTGGCCGGAGTGCGTGTAGTCGAAGGATTCAATTGCGCCTCGGGCCTTGAGAAAGGCATCGATGGCTTCGATCTCCGCCTTGAGCCGCTTGAAGGTCAGGGCGAGCTTGCGCGGCTGTCGGTTGATACCGGTTCCCTGCCGCTGCTCGTACCCATCGCCGAACTTGATGACCTTGACCGTCGGGGTGATCGTCTTGGTGGCGTCGTAGGTCGGAACCCATGTGAATGTCGGCATGACGCCTCCTTAAGCGAGTTGCCCGCCGTTACGGCGAGCGGTTGCGATTTCCTGACGACAGACAACCTTGATGGCTTCGGCCAGGCGCGCTGGATCAGGTGAAGAGCCGCCACCTTCGGAGGCGTCCACGGTGACACTGACGTTAACCGTGCTGGAGTTGGCCCCGCCGCGAACGCCGAGGCGACCTTGTGAGTCGCGGGCCAGAGGCACGATCGCCTCAGGACCAGCCTCGCCCATCACGCCGGTTTTGCCGTTGGCCATCCCGAACGCTGTCGGAGAACTGACCACGCTGTCGGAGAATGCACCGCCATTGGCGAACATCTGCGCGCCGCCGGACCAGGCGCCGCCCTTAGCTTGCGGGAAGTAGGTCGACGAGTAGCCGGCTTGTGATGCGCCAACATTCGACGAAGTAGCGCCGGCAGAGCCTGAGGCCAGACCATTGCCGCTACCGCCGAAATAGGCACCTGCCACATTGGCAGCCAAGCCGAACAGACCACTCAGCGCCGAGGAACTCGCCTGCCGCATTGCAATCTTTGCCATATCGGCGAGCACGGACTTGGCAAAGTCGCCAAACGACAGCTTGCCGGTCATGGCGAACTGCGTGACGGCGTCTTCCATGGAGCTGAACGCATTGGTGAACAGGCTTTTCGTCTGCCCGGCCACGTTATTCGCGCTGTCCAGGTAGTTCGCGAAGGCTGATGTAGCACCGGATTGCCAGTCGGACTGGGCTACAGACATCTTGTCGTAG